ATAGTAACTTCAAGTATATGAATAACTTGAATGTGTGCGTACCTGTGTATAAACACGCTAAAGTATTCAATGAAGTTGTAGATAAGATCAAAAAGATTGCGTACCAAAGCACACTTGAAAAAGGATTTGTATTCACCAACAACAATATGACTAAGTTGTTTGCCAAACTTGAGTCTTATGGCTTGTGCGTAAATGATGATTTTACGGATGTATTTGGCGAGGAACAGACCAAGCATATGAAGAACAACCTTGTGTTCTCACAATATAACCTGCTTACTTCAACGGGTAGACCGTCTAATAGATTTGGCGGCGTCAACTATGCTGCTCTGAATAAAAATGACGGTAGCAGAGATTGTTTTGTGAGTAGATATGGCGAGGATGGTATGCTTATAATGATGGACTATAATGCATTTCATCCAAGACTGATTGCTCACCTGTCAAACTTCCAGATGGATGCGTCCGAAAATCCATATGCTTATCTGGCCAAGCATTTCTTTAATAAGCCTCACGCAACCGACGAAGATATTGCCGTGGCTAAAGGATTTACTTTTACTCAGATATATGGCGGCATAGACAAGAAATGGACGCATATTCCATACTTCAAGAAAGTGCAGGAGTATATTGATCATCGCTGGAAGTTCTTTGAAGCTAATGGTTATATAGAAACTCCAAAATATGGTCGTAAAATCAAGCACTGCCATATTCAAGATCCTACGCCAAACAAACTGTTCAACTATATACTACAAGCGTTTGAAACAGAAATGGCGGTTGATGTGTTGGGTGAGTTAATAAGCTATCTAACCGACAAGCAAACCAAGCCCGTGTTATATACATACGATAGCATATTGTTTGATGCGCATAAAAGCGATAAGATGCCTATTATAAAAAAGATCAAAACCATAATGGAACGAGACAAGTTTCCTGTAAAAGTGTATGTAGGTAAGAATTATGGTGATATGAAACAAGTGTCTATATAATATTTATAATATACCAACTTTGGTGTATATATCAATATTTATATATTATGGATAAAAGCAAGATTATAGACTATATTATTAGCGAGTGGGCAATGCGATCTCCCGATGGGTTGGCGGGAGGGTATGACACAGATGAAAATCTAAGCACTCTGGAAGAAATCATGTTGATGGAATATGGCATGAGTGGATATGAATTTGATATGTTGCTTGAAACATTGGATGAAATAGGTAGACCATATGATCCAAAATTCTTAACAAAAAATGCAGACGGTGAAGTTGTGTTTGGTGGAAAATTTAAACACCCGAAATATCCTCCGGGTACAAAATTGGCCGACGTACTTGCTGGTAAAAAAAGAATAATGAATTGGGCTAAATACAACAAGTTGCAAACTACAAAAGCACTATCAGACAAAGAACGAGAAGAGCGAATAAATAAAAATAAATATGAAGACTTTGCTGCACCGAATGGAAAGAGAGCGGGGTCTGTTGGGGCTAGATGGATAGAAAAAGCAGTGGCATCTACCGGTGAAGAAGGAGAGCGTTTTTATAATGCATACGATACAATGGAAATGGACCAAGCGATTGCCTCGTATAGCAATGGGCAATATGATAGAATTATTGACGCAATTGAGGGTAGCGGAAAAGAAAAAAAAGGATTGGGTAGAGGTGAATTGTTTTTTGTATGGTTGATGAAAGGATATAAATCCGGAGGAACGGCTGAAGTAGATCTGGTGTTTGGCAGTGTTGAAAAAGATATCGAGATGAAGGAGCTTACTGGAAAGAGTAAAAAAGATGTGGTAAGTATTAGTGCTCCAACTTTGAAAGGGTATTACAACACTAGGTTTAGAATAGGTATAGATGAACTGGCGACGGAAATAAGAAAGAGCGGTAACAGCGGAATAACTGCGGAATCACCAGATAGCTATGATTTTGAAAAAAATCCATCGCTTGCAACATTTTTAGTTCGAGTACTTGAAACGTATCCGGGACCGTCCGAAGGAGACCGTGCCAAAATGCTTCGTTCATTGGTAAACTTCTGTAGCTTGTTAAGAACAACCGAAATGCCGACAAATTTATTCAATGCATTGGCTGAGATAGGAGTAAAACTTGGTTCCGTCTCAAGTTCTAAGACGCAACCACCGCCCGAACCAGAAACTCCACGGACAGCAAAAGCAGTTATTGTAGTTGCTGGTGAAAAAGAAGAATTTGCGATTGATCCAAACGATGCAAAAAAAGAGATTGATGCAATAGTAAACAATCAAAAACCGGATTTAACCCTGAAAGTAAAATCTTCAGTCGAGAAAAAAACTCAAAAAGACTATGAAGGAGAAGCAAAAACCCTTATATATTTTAAAGAAAAATACACGGTAGATAAGATTTCTCAAGAGTTACGGAAATTGCTAAAAAATAAGTATAGTGGATTGATTGTGATAGATAAACGGGCTGGTAACAAAGCAAGATTTGTAAGCGCAGACTCAGAATTTATGTTTTTAAATCTTGGACTAAACAAGATAAACTTTGTTCTACCAGGAACAACAGCGCCTAGCGACTTTTCAGAAGATTAAAATTATATGAAAAATATAGAAAATTTCATTTCATCGATCATAAGCGAAGCTTCGCTAGACAATAGAATACCTGACGGTATCGTTGATATCAATAATGTAAGTCATATAATGGTTCTAGCAGAAATCGTGTATGATAGATGTGGAGATGAAGAAGTGGTGAACGAATTTTTAGAATCAATGATTGGCGAAGGAAAATATCCAGAACGACAAGCATTTAATAAAGACGGTTGGCTTGTTACATTCCCATCGAAAGAATATCGCGATGCTGCGCTTAAAAAAGGAACCCATTCTGTTTCTGATCCCACACACGGCAAAGGCGGAATGAACTTGTATTATAAGAAAAAAGGAAAGCAAAAAAGACAAACGCAACAGAGCACCTCCACCGTGCAGTCTACTGACAAATCTACAGCGCCGGTAGCAAAACAACAAGCTTTGTCCACCACGCCAGTAGATAAAAACGCTGAACCACAGTCGCAGAAACAACCAACACAACCAGACACTAAAAGCGCAATATATAGTACAGTTGTGGACGATGAAGTTGATGATGGACCAAAGACGCCAGTCGTAAAACCAACGATGGCTAAAAAACCATCACCTAAACCAGAAGAACAACCAACGCGGTCAGAAGAACCATCAACAGAACCGACACAACAAGCACCGGAGATTGATGTACCGGTAGTAACAACGCCGCCAGAACAATATTCGTCGGTCTCAAAAAAATTTGCGGAGAAAAAGGGATGGAGATCTGAGTTGTATGGTGAATATATTGATAGAGAAGGTAACACCGTAGCTGTTGTAGGGATGAGTGGTGAAATTGTACCGATAAGAAGTATAGATAGAGACGAATATAAACTATTCGCGGAAAAATTAATCTAATAATGGCCACAGGTAACGCACAACTGCTTTGTACTTTCACCAAGTACAACAATTATCAAAACGAGATATTTGCGTTATCTGAATATTATAATATCATAGAGAAAAAAGTATATGTGTTGCAAAGCGGATTGAATAAAGAAGATGTGTTTTTAACATATAACTCCGAAAAGAACGGTAGTCAGTTTTATCCCAACACCATATCTGTTCATCGTAAAAAGGAACACAATATCATTTACAGCATAAATGCACTCAATGAATTGATCAAGGAACAGAATAACGGATTTATTTCCAACACATATCAAATAGATTGGGGAATGTACAAAAACTCATTTATCACGGCCAGAGATGGTAAGGTGAAAATCACGCCTACAAGATTGCTGAAGATTTTCCAGATAACTTAATATATCCGAAGAAATCTTTTTTTGGATTATAGTTATATTCACTTAACGAATGACTGATTAACGATTGAAAAAATGATTGCTATTATTTATAGATTGACTATCACCATTTATTGAGCCATTGTATTCAACATTGACCTAGTTGAGTGCAAACAAAATTGGTCAAACATTAACAATTAACTAATTAACTAATTATGTCATTAGATCTAACTAAAATCAAGTCGCGTCTTGAGTCTCTCAAGAGCACGCAAAACAAGACCACCGCCGTGTGGAAGCCGAATCCGGGCAAGAACGTAATCCGAATTGTTCCTTATGCCCATAATCCCGAGAATCCGTTCATTGAACTGCTGTTTCATTATAATATGAACGGCAAGACATATCTCTCGCCTGCGACCTTTGGTCGTCCTGATCCTATCGTTGAGTTTGCTAACAAGCTCAAAAAGAGTGGAGACAAGGAAGAGTGGAAGACGGGTCGCTCACTTGAGCCCAAGCTGCGTACATATGTACCGGTTCTGGTTCGCGGGGCAGAGCACGAGGGGGTGAAGTTCTGGGGCATGGGTAAGCAGGTATATCAAGAAATTCTTAGCATCATTGCTGATGCTGATTATGGTGATATTACTGATCTCAAGGCCGGTCGTGATATCGTTGTTGAGTTTAAGACCGCCGAGGAAACTGGCAAGTCTTTCCCTGAAACAACTATTCGCGTCAAGCCTAACCAGACCCCCGCGTTTGATCCCAGCGACGCCGCACTCAAGGAGAAGGTAAAGAACCAAAAGAATGTTACTGAACTTTTCCCAGAGTTGTCTTATGAAGAACTTGCTTCGGTAATGGATACTTGGCTCAACTCTTCGCAGGAAAATGCTGAAGACGCCGAGCCTGCTGCAACAACGGTAACTGAAGAAACAGAAGCCGCCCCCGCAGCACCTGCACCAAAGAGTGCAACCGCAAAGGCTGCTGTAAAAGCACCTTCCAGCACCAAGGCAATTGCCGACGAATTCAACGATTTGTTCAACAGTTAAGTTGAACGGAGTAGTAGAAATAAATGATGATGTGGTGCTCCAGATGGAGTACTGGAGCACCACTTATCTCAAATAATAACATTTATGGAAAAAGAAAAAAAGAAAAAGCCTGTTGAGGTTGAACTGGAAACGAACAGGGATGAATTGGCTGAGTCTATTGCCGAATCTCTTAATAAGAGCGGTGATGGTAAAGTTGCGTTCTTTTTGGACGCGGAAGATGACCCATCTCAAATCGTTGACTGGGTTTCTACAGGAAACAGTTTGGTTGACTTGGCAATCGCCAACAGACCGAATGCCGGTCTACCGGTTGGTCGAATTACTGAACTAACTGGACTTGAAGCATCTGGAAAGAGTTTAATGGGTGGCCATTTGCTCGCCGAAACACAGCGTAAAGGCGGTATGGCTGTATTCATTGATACAGAATCATCCGTTGATCGTCAGTTTCTGAAAGCTATTGGCGTTGATACGCAGAAGATGATGTACATTCCAGTCGAAACAGTCGAAGAGATCTTTGACAAAATTGAAGAGATTATCGCGCTGGTTCGTAAAAGTAGCAAGAATCGTTTAGTCACTATCTTGGTTGACTCTGTTGCTGCTGCTTCTACATCAAAGGAAATTGCATCAGACCACGGTCAAGAGGGGTTTGCCACGGGTAAAGCGATCATCATCAGCAAGGCGATGCGTAAGATCACTGGTCTTATTGCGAAGCAACGCATTTGCTTGTGTTTCACAAACCAACTTCGTCAGAAGGTGGGTTTTGTTGGACTAGGCGATCCATATACCACAAGCGGAGGAAAGGCTCTTGCTTTCCACGCTTCTCTTCGTCTTAGACTGAAGAGTATTGGGCAAATCAAGAATGGTGATAAGGAAGCTATTGGAATCAAAACCAAGTGTACCGTAGTCAAGAATCGTATGGGTCCACCTATGCGATCTGTTGAATTCGATATCTTCTTTGATCGTGGTATTGATAACTATGGAAATTGGCTCGAAAAGCTGATTGAATGGGATATTGTCACCAATGCCAAGAAGGTAAAGGTTGCTGGTGAAAAGAAGACAAAGAAGCAGTTGGAAGAAGAAAAAGAAGAAGACAAGAAGGCAAAGAGCCTACAATTCATCATGGAAGTAGCAGGAAAAGATCCTGAGACCGTCGTGTTTGAAAAGAAGGACTTTACCAAACTGTTGAACGACAGAGCAGATTGTAAGGAATATCTTTACAATAAGATCTGTGAGGACTTCATCATGAAGTACAAGAGTCCAGAAGCAGGATCAGGAGATGACATCTCTTATGATTCTGGTGCAGAAGGAATGGACGAATAAAATGATCGTGTGGAGTGAAATACCTCCACACGATTCTTATATCATGCAAGAGGAAACTAAAAAGAAGTTCACATCCATCTTTTCGCAGATCAAGTCCGAACACGCTAATTTGCCAGTAAATACAAAGAAGGATAAAAACAGCGATATACTTGTTGTTGATGGTACAAACAACTTTATTCGTTGTTGGACTGTTGTTCCCACATTAAGTGATCATGGAGATCATGTAGGTGGAGTTAGTGGATTTCTTACCAGTATTGGATATGCAATAAAACTATTGCGTCCAACTAGAGTAATTGTGGTGTTTGATGGCAAGGGTGGTAGTCAACGTCGCAGAGACATATATCCTGAATATAAGAACAATCGCAAGATGTCTGTTCGTGTAAACAGGGCATATGAAGAAATGAGCGATCCGCAAACAGAACAAGACGCGATGATAAATCAAATGGTAAAACTAATTGATTTTCTTCGCAGCCTGCCTGTTACGGTCGTATCTATAGATTATATAGAAGCAGACGATGCTATTGCTTATATATCCACGCAGATGTATCCAAACGCCAAGATTACCATTATGAGTGGAGACAAGGATTTTTATCAACTCATCAATGAAAGAGTGAATGTATGGAGTCCTATCAAGAAAAAGATATATGGTATACAGGATGTAATCAATGAGTATGGCGTGCATCCTACCAACTTTGTATACTATCGTGTGCTTGAGGGAGATTCTTCAGATAATATTGATGGCGTAAAAGGCGTTGGATTAAAAACTGCCATCAAATGTTTTCCTATGCTTACAGAGTCTAAGGAAACATCTGTTGATGAACTACTTATTCGCGCCAAGGATTGTATCAACGAGAAGAAGATATATGCTACAGTAGTTGAGCATTCAAGAGTACTAAACAGAAACTATATGCTTATGCAACTAAAGAACCCAAACTTTGCTGGTTCTTTACAACTGAAGCTGAATGACTCAGTTGATAAGACATATGACTATAACAAATTTACGTTCATTCAAAAACTAACTGCACATGGTATGCACTCCACAATACCAAACTATCATG